AGGCTTGGGTGAATCGCTCGACCTGCTTGTAATAGACGAAGCCCAGGAGTACACATCAGCTCAGCAGACGGCTCTGATTTACACGATCTCGGCATCACCGAACCCGCAGACGATACTCTGCGGAACACCTCCGACACTGGTATCGAAGGGTGACGTCTTTCCGAACATGAGGAAGCAGGTGCTGAGCGGTAACAAGCCGGACACAGGCTGGGCGGAGTGGTCGATCTACGAGAAACCTAAGGACGTGATGGACCCGTCAGTATGGTATGAAACGAACCCGTCCCTGGGTCAGATCCTGAAGGAGCGCACGATCCGGAACGAGGACGTTTCAAACGTTATCGACTTCCTGATCCAGCGTCTGGGATACTGGCACGAGTACGAACTGAAGAGCGAGATAACTGAAGCGGACTGGATGCGGCTGAAGGTTCCGGCACTCCCGGAGTTCACCGGCAAACTTTACGCTGCCATCAAGTTCGGCTCGGATGGTCTCAACGTCACGCTGTCAGTCTCAGCACGGACTAAAGACGGCAAGATCTTCGTCGAGGCTATCGACTGCGCTCCGCAGGCTGCAGGGTTAGCCTGGATGATAGACTTCCTGCTGAGGGCACCGGTCGCTAAGGTCGTCATCGACGGCAGGGGCAAAACGGATCTGTTTGTCCAGCTGATGAAGGACAACGGAGTCAGGGTGCCCAGCGTGATCCCGACTGCAGCGGAAGCGGTGAACGCATACTCAACATTCAGGCAGGCTGTGGATGACGGAACCATCTGCCACAACGGGCAGAAGTCTCTCACACAGTCGGTCAGCAACTGCGCCAGACGACCAATCGGTTCTAATGGCGCGTTTGGCTTTAGGTCAATAGATACAGATGTCGACGTCACACTGGTTGAAAGTGTGGCGTTCGCATATTGGCTTTGTTCAGTGAACAAAGAGAAAAGAAAGCAACGGATAGGATATTAAGTCGGGGATCTCCTCCGGCTTTTTATTAACGTCGACCGGACGGCAAAAATGGGCAAAGGAGAGTAAAACATGGCAGATTTCAAAGCAATCACTACACAGGAAGAATTCGATTCAGCGATCAGCGAGAGGCTCGCGCGGGCAGAGAAGAAGATCCGCGAAGAGTACAAGGGCTGGACAAGCCCCGACGATCTGAAAGCACTCAACTCCACTCATGAGCAGGCACTTGCGGATTTAAAGACAGCGCACTCCAAAGAGATGGAAAAGTATGCCGGCTATGATGAGAAATTCAAGGAGCAGGAAACTCAGATCCACAACCTGACAGTCTCCTCGCTGAAGACGAAGATCGCAAACGAGAAGCATCTTCCCTATGACGCGATCGAATTCATTCAGGGAGACGACGAGAAATCAATTACCGAGAGCGCAGACAGGCTGTCGAAGCTTGCCGGTGCTCAGCATTCGATCGGGTTCACTCGCAACACTGAAACCGACACATCCAACAAAGACGGCCTGTGGCGTGATATCGTCAACAGCCTGCCTAGTAGAAATTAAAAGGAGCTAAAACATGGCAAACGTAATTAACAGAGGTACAAACCTCCCTACACAGATCGTTGAAGAAATGTTCAACGCTGTACGCGGAACTTCCGCACTCGCTAAGCTGTCCCCCAACCAGCCGATCCCGTTCAACGGCGTAACAGAGATGGTCTTCAGCATGGATAACGATGCATCCATCGTTGGCGAATCTGAACCGAAAGTAAACGGCGGCGGAACAGCTGAACCTGTTGTTATTCGTCCTTATAAGTTCGAATATGGCCTGAGAGTTTCTGATGAATTCCTCTATGGAACAGAAGAATACAGAATGAGCGTTCTCCGTACATTCGCAGAAGGCGCAGCTCGTAAGTTCGCTCGCGGTCTCGACATCGGTGCACTGCACGGCCTGAATCCGTACAGCAAGACAGCATCCACTGTTGTCGCAAACAACAACTTCGAAGCAAAAGTCTCCAACGCTGTTACATATGCAGCAGCTTCCGCAGACGCAAAGATCAGCGATGCAGTAGCACTGATCGAAGCTAATGGCGTTATGGCTGATGGTATCGCAATGTCCACAACCATGAAGAACGACATCGCAGCTATGACAGCAAACAACGCTCAGAAGTATCCGGCATTCGCTTGGGGCGCAGCACCTGAAACACTCGGCACGATGACACTGGCTGTCAATCCGACAGTATCCATCGCTGCAACAGGCGCTACACACACACTGCACGGACTGGTTGGCGACTTCTCTGCTTTCAAGTGGGGCTATGCTAAGCAGATCCCTGTTGAAGTTATCGAATATGGCGATCCTGACAATGCAGGCAACGACCTGAAGGGCCACAACCAGGTCTACCTCCGCGCTGAAGCATACATCGGCTGGGGTATCCTCGCTCCGAGCTTCTTCGCTAAGATTCAGGCTTAATCATGTTATACCGGAACACAAAAACCGGTGTACTTGTACGAGTTAGTGGCGAGATTAGCGGCGACTGGGAACTGATCCCGGAAGCCGCTGATCAGGCTGTTCCGGAGAAGACACCGGAAGAGAAGCCTGCAAAGGCTAAAAAAACAAGTAAGAAGAGGTAATCGAAATGAGCGAAGCGTTTGCAACAGTTGACGATGTCATTACTCTGTTCCGACCTTTAACAGAAAGCGAAACAGAAAAAGCGAGTGCTCTGCTCCCGATCATCTCGGATGAATTAAGATACCGCGCGCAGCTTGCCGGGAAGGATCTGGACGCGATGATCGCGGACGGAGAGATCCCGTCTAATGTTGTCATGGAAGTGACTGTCTCGGCTGTTATCCGAATCCTTCGCCAGTCAACCACAGGCGAACCGATGACACAGGAGAGCCAGGCAGGGCTTGGTTATTCATGGTCAGGAACATATGCGATCCCTGGCGGAGGAATCGGAAACGCTATTCTGCCGTCGGATCTGAAGAGACTCGGGTTGAAGCGCCAGCGCTTCGGTGTGATCGACTTCTTCGACCCGCACAATGGGAGAAGCATATGATCCAGGGAATGACAGTTCGGCTGTATAACAGGAATCTGGTTTCTTTCGATGACTTCGGGGAGCCGGTTTACGCTGAGACCTACGAAGATGTCGATGACGTTCTTGTAGGATCTCCGACAGAAAATGACGAGCTGTCCGACCTTGACCTTAACGGGAAACAGATCGCTTATGTTCTGGGCATCCCAAAAGGAGATACGCACACATGGAAGGATCAGCGCGTCGAGTTCTTCGGCGAGAAATTCATGTGTGTAGGCTTCCCGATTGAAGGCATCGAGGCGAACATCCCGCTTAGATGGCATAAGAAGGTCCGGGTGGTTCGCTATGAGTGACGTAAAGATCAAACTGAACAGCGCAGGGATTCAGGCACTGCTGAAGTCTCCCGAGATTCAAGGCGCTGTCGGTGAAGTTTGCGAACGGATTGCGCAGAATGCCGGTTCCGGATATTCAAGCAATGTCCAGATAGGTAAGCGGAGATCTGTCGGCAGGGTTTACGCAGGGTCTAAGAAGGCCATCAGAGACAATTACAAAAACAATACGCTGCTGAAAGCGCTGCATATGTGAGGTGAACGATGATCGAGAAAACAGTACTGGACTATCTCAACGCGAGGCTCACGACAGCAAACGCTTATGTCAATGTCCCATACCACAAGAATCCGGGACAGGGCTTGTATGTGGTTATTGAAAGAACAGGAACCCAGCGCACGGACATGCTCTATGCTTCCGTGATCGCGGTCCAGAGTTACGCTCCGTCACTCTTCCAGGCGGCAGAGCTGGATGAGGAGGTCAGGAACGTAATGTTCGACCTCCCGAACAATGCGAGGGAGGTAAGCGGTATCCGTTTGATCGGAGGATCTAACTTTACAGATCCCGAGCAGAGACAGCCAAGATATCAGGCTGTTTTTGAAATCTATCACTATTAAGGAGGCATAAATGTCTTTAGTAAATAACGTGGCTGCGGGTAAGCCTGCGGTCGGCGGTGCGCTGAGTGTAGCACCGGCGGGCACAACACTCCCGACAGATGCAACGACTGCACTGGGCGGAGC